ATTTCCTCAACCACTTTGCGATTCATACAAACCCACGCGACGTCACGCATCGCATTGTATTCTTCTTCGGTGCGACTCATAGTGCAATCGTCCGGGCTAATTCTTCGCCCGCTTTGAGGATGTAGTCTTTAGAGTTAGGTTTGAACGTAAACTCATAGTCCAGGGGAATCTCGCGGGTGATTTCGCCGATGGATAAGCCTTCTTCTTCATTGGCGGCCTCAACGCCGGCAGTGTTGACGCGCACCGTGATCACGCGGAAGGTCGGCATCAGCTTGTGGCGGACGACTTGATACTCATTGGTGTATCGCCAATCGGAGCAAATGATAGGACGCAGGGGAACGCCCGCACGCGAGCAATCTTTTTGGTAATACTGAGCAAGCGCGACGAACTGGTCAGCGAAAACGTCCCGATTGATTGACCGAGCAAACTTGCCTAAAGCGACCAAGGTGTTTCGGTGCTTCACCTTAAATTGCTCGTCCTCAAAGGTTTCCTCAATTTCCAAGTGGTTCAGAAAAGAGTCGGCAGCGGACTTGAGGAAACTTGCAAAGTTGATGTGAATCGGGGCGACCTTGGAACCCTGAAACATTCCTTGGAAAAGGGTATCTTTACCCGCACGAGCGTAGCCTGTAATTAAAACAACCGTGGGTTTTGGTAAATCTTTCATTGTTAAAAAGGAATTGCGCCCGAATCGGGTTGGTCATTACCCGCGGACTTGGCGGCTTTAGGGAAGTTGAGGCGGTAATTAAACCAAGGTTTGCCGGTCTGCCCGACGCCTTGCTTTACCACTTCGACGTCCACTTCAAGGGTCTTGCCGACGGCGGGTTCGCAGTAAGCGAGGAACTTATCCACGTCCGCTTCAAGGACGAGGGGTTGCTTATATTGTCCCGAGAACTTGCCGATGAGGATGGCAAGGGATTTGCCGCTAGATTTGCCGACGGAGCATTTATAGGACAGAGAGTTGTTCTTCTGATCGGTGAAGAAGAAAGCATACTCAAGCGAGCCGTCAAAAGTGCTTTGACGGATATACTGCGGGTTAATCTTCCCCAGCCGTAGGGTGTAGCGTCCCGACTTTGAAATCGGGGTGAGGGGCGTGCGTTCGGGTTGTTGCATAGGTTTGTTTGATTAGGCGAAGTTAATGGTGGTGGCGGTCGTGACCTTGGCATCGACATCAATCACTTGAGGTTCAGCAGGATAGCCAGGGAAGGTCTGGGTCGCTTTGCAAGTTGCGTATAATTTGCAGGCTTTCTCGAAGTCCTCACAAGCGTAGGACATCATCGTCGCCCCTAGCTCGTAAATTGCGACAGCGTAGGGCGGGGACTTTTCTACGACTATAAAGCGGAAGCCGTGGAGACGCTCGCGGAAAAGGAGATTGTAGCAGGTGAGATAAAAGTGCGCTTGCAGGTTGTAGCGGTAAGTGAACGCGGACGATTTAAAACCGCGTGGGCTGGCATCCTCGGTGGTTTTAATGTCGTAAAGGTAGCCATCTGCCCCAACCCCATCGATGGCGAACTTGAGGGGCGTATCGCCGTAATCCACTTGCCCCATCAATTCGGTGGCGGTGAAATTGATTTGATTAGCCGACTTGATGGCCTCGACAGACAAGTCCATTCGGTCAATCATTTCGGATTGTTCCTGCGTGATGATGGCTTTGCCGGCGTTGGCTTGGGTAAAAGCCTCCCAGGCTGCTTTGCCGTCCTTTGTCCTGCGATCCACATCGGGAGCGACCGCGTATATATTCACGGCCTCTAAGGGTTGCAACGCTTTGGCGTGTAAGGCACGACCTACGGCTAAAGCAGGCGTGTCCTTGCGTTCCTCCGTAATATATTGAAAGTAGTGGGCTGGCGATTTGAGCAACTCCTTAGCGCCCGAGTAATTGAGGGCAGGGGTCAAATCGTATTCTTGGCGGGTGCTGATTTCTGGCATTGGTGTTTTGGGTGAAAAGTTGTTTTTTAAATCGGTAAGCAATTGCTACCTGTATTTTAGTAATCCAAATCAGCGTCGGAATCGTTGGCGGATTCCACTTCGCGCGTGATGACATTCAAGGACTCCTCGGCGGAGTCAATAGCCTTCTCGCAGCGGTTGAGGTTGTTTTGAATGACCCGAACGCAAAACTTGAGGCGTTTCAATTGGTCGTATAGCCCCCGCAGGTCGCGGGCTTCCTCTAACTCATCAATTCGCAGGTTAATAAGCTCGCGCTGGGCGGACTTGATGTCGCTTTCAAAGTGCCGGGTATCTTCGGCGAGAATCTCCATGTCCAGGAGATAGGCAACTTCCCGCAGGGAACCGTCGATGGCCTCAACGTGACGTCGGATTAGTTCGGTGTTAGTCATAGTGTTTCTTGCGAAATTGAGGAAACGTCTCGGCGGTGACTTCCAGGTTCCCGGTGCGGTCAAGGCGGGCGACGAAGAATTGGACGTCCGAGCGTATCAAGGCGGGCAGTTCCGTTTTCTTCCAGCGGTTCATGTGGTCAAGAAAAGCATCGGAGCTCCACGCGGAAAACTCAATGAAACAAGTATCGCCGTCGAGGAGCAGGACGAGGACGTGCCAGCCTTTCTTAAGGTTGATTTCCTTGCAGAAATCGAGGACGGCCTTGGGGACGACTTTAGATCCGCGTCGAGGGGTGGAGGTCATAACGTCGGTAAATCGGGGTGAATCATAAACAAGTCTTTCTTCCACTTCGCCCATAGCTCGAAGTTTTTTCCCGCTGGGATAGTCGGAAGGACGCGGGACTTCCAGCGCGCCCATTCACCACGGAATGAAAAATACTCTTTCCAAAGTATCTCTCCGCCGTCGAGGGTGTCTGCAACAAACTCGCAGTTCTCGACCTTGCCGTTTTCCCAGATTAAAATAAGTGCGTAATCGCAGGGGACTTTCTTCGCCATCGCTTGAACGGCGATGGGTGCGGTGCGTCGGCGGCTGGGATAGGCACAGGCCATTTAGAGGACGTTCTTAGGGTAGGGCGTTGTCCGAGGTTGCGTCGGGGTCGTGCCGATGAGGTTGCCGGGTTTCTGGGCGGGGGTCGCCATTTGCGGATTGGAGGGGGCATGATGCGATGCCGTGTGACCGTCATCATCAACGTCCGTATCGGTAGCAATCGAGCAAGCCCTGCAAATAAGCAATTTCGCTGCGTAGGTGCAGTTTGATTGCAACTGCTGGGCGGTCATCTTTTCCTCGGTTGAAATGTCCGTAAAGTTGGGCTTTAGGAGTTCGGAAAGGATTGTGCCGTTTTCGTGAATGAACTCTTGATAAACGCGGAGCCGCTTATCGTGCGACTCGTGGCGGAACGTGTTGGCGAGTCCGTGTTTTGCAAGGACAGGGCGGACGTGGTCGAGGATAGCACCCAGCGAGGCGTAGCGCGATCGCAGATGACTGTTCACCTTGTCGGCGAGGACGTTCTCGACTTCATTAAGGGCTTTCACAAGGTCGCCGACGGCCTTCACCTGTTCCTTCGTTTTCATTGGGATTGTTTCCATAAATTATTTAGTTTCGGCGATGATGTCATCGAGCTTGGTGGCCTTGGCTTTCTTAGCGTGCTTCAATAGCACCGAATAATAAACGCCATCATCTCGCATATCGGGCGTAAGAAGGCGGGCAAGTTTGTCGCCGTCGATGAGGACATACTTTGTGCCAGGGATTCGTTTGACCTTGGCGGTTGGGGGAATGGGTGAGAGTTTCTTATGCATACAAAATTAATTAATAGCCCGACGCACGGCGGCGTCAAGGATGAGAAGGGCGTCAGCCGACCACAATGTCACCGGGACGCCATCGGGGTAAAGTTCGGCGGCCTTGGCCTTCAATTTGTTCTTCCATTCGGTGGTGGTAAGTTCCCCCTTGGTGCCGACAGGGTGCGTCTTCATCCAGATCGCGGGACGGACGCGGTGGACTTTGAATTGCAGGGCGATGGCAGCGCCGTAAAGCACGCCTGTGTTAAACATCAGTTTCCCGATTGCTGACCCGGGTATATTTTTACCGGCGAACAAAGGCGGTTCCTCCAGATACAATTCAACCCAAGCGGATTGCTCGGCGAAAGTGGCAAGGAGGGCAACGCAGTCAAAGTCCGTGGGTGGCATTTTCACAGCGTAGGTCTTGCCCTGCCATCGCCACGCCACACCACCGTTTACACCGGGGTCAATAGCCACAATGAGAAGCTCTGACGATTGGGCGGCGGTCATAAGTTATTCAATACACCGCTCACACCATGTAAGGCAAGGGGAATAATAAAAGGGGGGTCGGGCTTGGGATTTCACCAGCTAGGGAACGCTTGCAATCGCCCCCCAGACACGTTGCCTTGCGACTGAACTAGTAAGTCGCTGACTCCCGACCGTAAAAAGTAAGTGTTGGTCATTTATCGGCCTCCTTTTGGTAGTCACCTACCACCGCACGCTAGCCAAGTAAGCGTGTCACACTTAAAGTTTATTTGCAAAGATTCCCGACGCGTTCCGCAGCGTCCCTGCGAGGGGCTGGGGCGTTGATGGGATTAAAGCTTAATTTCTTAGCACCGTCAAATCCAAGATTCCAAGCTAGCGCCATTTGTTCGGGGGTAGGGGTGTTGATACCCTCGGAAGCGAATCGTGCCTTGAGGAAGGCAAAGTAAGCGAAAGCGACCGCATCCTGTGCCTTAGGCGAACGCCACGAAGCCCAGGGGATGTCTAGCCCCGCGTGCTTACAGGCCGTCACCCAAGCGTCCCGGTGCAGTTGAAATGCCCCCCGAGCGTTGTGATGATCGCCGAGTGCCGCGTAATTCATCCCCGACTCGACCGCCCCAATCGCCCCAAGCACCTGAGCGTCCTTAGGGTCGGCGTGGAGTTGAATAGCGGCGAGGAGAAAGGTAAGGTAGTGGGTCATAACTGCCTCCCTGTTTTCAAATAAACCACACGGTCGTGATAGCACCAGCCCTTGCCCTCGACGTAAGCGCGAACGACAAAGTTTGCCGTCGTGCCGTTTGTCGTCATCGCAATAATGACGTCGTCGTCATCTTCGGCGACAAAATCCCGCAGGGGTTGTCCGTGCAAGTTTTCGAGGGTGTTAGTGATTAAGTTATCAGCCCAAGCTCCAAAGCCTTGGGAGTTAACTGCGAGGATGTCAGGTTTCATAGCCGGCGAGTAAAGGGCGTTAAAGTCCCCTTGCAAGTTTCTTTGGTGTCGTTGTGGGTGTATTGGTAGGTGAAGGCCACCATCCCGCCGGGAGCGGCGAAGCAATCAATCCACGGATTTATCGCCCCCGCTTTGACTAAATCCGTCCGAGCCGACCAGCAACGCTCGCGGAGTTTAGGGAGAACGAAACGCGGGTTGGTGATGTCGCCTGTGGTTAAGCGATCATTAGCGTCCTTGAATGTCAGCGCGAGGTCGTGAATGACTCGCAAATGACCCGACGGCGGGCGGTCATCGAAAAGGTTAAATTGTTCGGTCATTGGACATCCTTGCCCTCCTTGGCGGCGGCTTTGATTTGTTTCTCCCTTTGTTCTTTCTCTGAAGGCAGACCCTTCTTTGCTCGCAACCATTCTTCAATTTGCCAGCAAGTCAAAGAATTGCCGATGATAGTAATCCAGACAGCCATATCGTCACCGGCCTTGGTCAGACGCTCAACTTGTGCTTCAAGGTGCTTAACTTGGTCAATCAGTTGAACATTTACGTTGTATTCCGTTTGGTTCATTAACTTGGAACGATAGAAGTCAGACTGTGCTTGAACTCGGTCAATGTCAGTTTGCTTTGCCGTCAGCCGCTCGACCTCGGACTTCAAAGTTTGATTTTTATCCCGTAGCTCATTGATTTCTAAAGACAACTTTCGGACTTGTTCGCGCCAAGCTGGTAGGACTCGGCTTGCAGGGACATTATCCCATTCGGTGTTAGGTTCGCTCATTGGGTATCCTTGCCGTCCTTGGCGGCGTTCCAGATGTTAATCTTTTCTTGGGCAGTTTTCGGATACACACCAAGGACAACGCAATTGTGTGCAAAAGCCCAAAGATGATCCCCAGCCTCGGTCAGCCTCTCGACCTCGGCCTTGAGGCGGGCGTGTGACTCGACGATGTATTTGATGCGCTCTGGGATGGTCATTTGAGAAAAGATGTCTCCGTTATCAAACTCAAGTGTCTCGGAGTTCGCCAGACGGATATACTTTAAAAGGTTGTATCCTCCCATGATTGATGACTTTGAAAGTTGCTCGACCTGTGCTTGTAGTTCCTCGTTCGGGATGATGGTGCGGGTAGCAAATGCCCTCAGCCGCTCGACCTCGGCCTTGAGGCAGGCGTTCTCGGCTTCCAGCGCCTTCACCGCTAATTCGGCGGCTTCAATAGTAATCCAGCGACTCATTGGGCGTAGCGGTGGTATTTGCCGCGGGGTTTGTAGTTAGTCCACTTGATGCCTAAGAGCTTCGCGTAAAGCATCGCCGAGGGGACGGACACCCTGGCTTTCTTTGCGGCGGTCTTGAAATCAAGACTTTGCTGGTTGCACGTGATCAGCACCGGGCCGACCTTCCGTAATCGCTTCATCAAGCGGGGTGATAGTTGGTTGCTCATTTGGTAAGTTGGGTAGAAGTTGGCTTGCAGACGGTGCTGTAAATCTTCGGGCCGTTCGCCATAATGACGGCGTAGGCGGCGAAGATGAGGGTGATGACAATTAGGTGTTTCATGAAGTTATTTTTTTAAGGTTTTGCGTCCCACGCCATTTTGAACGTAGGCTTCAGCCCGGGAAACGATTTTGTCGATGTAGGTCTTTTTCCCAAAGTGCGCACGTTCGCAAACAAGCAAGAACTCCTCAGCGTCAATTTCTTGATCTAGGGTAAAGCCTTCACTTTTTAGGACGTCAAGATAAGTAATGGCTGCTGCTTTGAGCAATTGGCCTGTGGTCAGTTTTAGTTTTTTCATGTGATTTAGGTGTTTCATGTTATATTACATTTGCGAAAGACCGTTTTTCACGTTCCAAGCGTGGGCGAGGTTATCAGTTCCAATCCAAACCGCGTAAGATTTGAGGTCGGCAAGTTTCTTCGCTTCGCGTTCAGCGGGCGACATTGCTTGCCAAGCGCGTTGAGCTTCGGCGTTTTTGATTTTGTTGAGGGTTTTTTGAGCGGTGGTGTTTTTCATAACATCGATACTCAATTAAACTTTTATTGCACCGTCAAGACCCTAATTAAACTTTTTTTAGATGGAAGAAAGTGGGGAGGAA